AGAAGGATACAAAAAGAAAAGAAACAATTATATATAAAATATAAAAGCATGCAGAATTATGAAATTAATTCTGATTATGCTGATTATATGGATGGTGACCAAGAATATAATGTCACCTCAGATTACAAGAACTCTGATTTCAGAACAGTTGTTGATGAGTTTGTAGATAATTTTGAAAAAAGTAAAAAGAAGAAAACTAAAAAAGCTGAAACAGGGTTGGAACTTTTTATGGGAACATCTATATGAAGATAGCACTAATAACGGATACTCATTGGGGAGCAAGAGGGGATTCGTTAACTTTTTTGAATTATTTTAAAAAATTTTATGACAATATATTTTTTCCTTATCTAGAAGAACACAATATTAAAACGTGTATTCATTTAGGTGATGTAGTAGATCGTAGAAAATTTATTAACTTTAAGATTTTAAACGATTTAAGGGAAAATTTTATTGATCGTTTATGGAAAATGGGTGTCGATACTCATATCATTATTGGTAATCACGACACTTTCCATAAGAATACCAATAGCCTCAATTCCATTGAGGAAATTTTCACAACATATGATGGTCAAACTGAACCTTGGATTTATTCAAGCCCAAAAGAGGTAGACTTTGATGGTTTAGGTATTGTAATGATGCCTTGGATAAATGAAGATAATTATGGTGATGCCATGAAGATGATACAGAATACTAGTTGTCAGATTCTTATGGGTCATCTTGAAGTGAAAGGGTTTGAACAACATCCTGGGTCTTGGAATCACGAAGGATTGGAAGCTCGTATTTTTGAAAAATTTGATATGGTGATGAGTGGACACTTTCATCACAAATCAGATGATGGAACAGTTTATTATCTTGGAAATCCTTATGAGATAACATGGAGTGATTATAAAGATACTAGAGGGTTTCATATTTTTGATACTGAAACAAGAGAATTAAAGCACATACAAAATCCATATAGGATGTTTCATAAAATATTTTATGATGATTCTGAAGAGACTTTTGAATCTTTAAAAGAAAAAGATTATAGTGAATATGAAGGAACATATATCAAATTAGTTGTACAAAAAAAGACTAATCCATTTTGGTTTGATACTGTTATGGATAAACTATATGCAGCAAATGTTGCTGATTTAGTAGTAGTAGAAAATTTTTCTGATTTTGATGTTAGTGATGAAGACATTATAGATGAGGCTCAAGATACTCTTACAATTTTGAGTAAATATGTAAACACATTAAACGTAGAAAACAAAACAGAGTTGGATGGTTTAATGAGATCATTATACAATGAAGCTTTAACTGTAGAGGCAGTATGATGAGAACTTATGCAGATGTTTTAAAGGGAGAAAACATGGCCGATTACTTAAAGGATGAACAAGATAGACAAGAAAGAAGAAGAATACAAGAAGAAGAAGAAAAACGTAGAACAGATATTAATAAGGAAGAAGAACCTTGGAGAGCAGTTAACATAGAATTGAAAGATGATGATTTTATGAAAATTGCGCAAGAGGCTCATAAGAGAGATATTACTTTCAATAAAATGTGTAATATCATTTTAAAACGTGCAATAAAAGATGCTGAATATAGATTTGAACATGGTAATGATAAACAATTACTAAAGGAATATTAATTTAATGGTAGAAACTATGAATAGTACTCACAAAGACCTAGAAGATTGTATAAAGAGATTAGAAAAACATACCGAAGACATGGAACAAGAAAGAGGTGTAGATTATGACCTGAAGCATGCAAAAGTGGCACAGTCGGAAAAGGAGGTGGTAAAGGCGGCAAAGGCACTTTTGAAAACAATGAAAGATGCACAGGTAAATTTCTAAAAACATGATTCACTTTAAAACTATACGATGGAAAAACTTCCTTAGTACTGGAAATCAGTTTACGGAAGTTGAACTTGATAGATCGCCAACCACACTAATAATTGGTGAGAATGGATCTGGTAAATCTACTGTTCTTGATGCACTCACTTTCAGTTTGTTTGGAAAACCATTCAGAAGAATTAATAAAGGTCAATTAGTTAATTCTGTTAATAATGGTGGAACTTTAACTGAAATAGAGTTTGAAATAGGAACCAAAAGGTATATGGTTCGTAGGGGAATCAAGAAGAATATTTTCGAGATTTATGTTGATGGTAAGAGGTTGAATCAAGATGCTAAGATAGCAGATCAACAGGAATATTTAGAGAAGACAATCCTCAAGTTGAACAGTAAATCTTTTACTCAAATAGTAGTTCTTGGTTCAGCCTCTTTTACTCCTTTCATGCAATTGAAAGTTACAGATAGACGAGCTATCATTGAGGACTTATTAGATATTCAAATATTTTCAACTATGAATGGTTTATTGAGGGGTCGAATATCTGAAAATAAAGAAACCTCATTAAAAAAAGAAGCATCTAAGTTGGTACTGGATGGAGCCATTAATACTACTGGTGGTTTGATTAATGATTTAAAGAAATCGAAGAAAGATCAGATTAAAAACAATTTACAAGAAATTGAAACAAATCAAATAGAAGTATCGAAATTAAATACTACAGTTGAAGGATTATTGAATTCGATAGAAAATGATAATTCTGCAGAAGAGTTGAAAAAGTTAGAAACTTATGAAAAGGGAATTGAACGTAATATATTAAAAGCAGAAAAAGAAATAGAATTTTATGAACAGAATGATACGTGTGGAACTTGTAATCAAGAGTTAGATGAAGAACATAAATCTAATATGATTACAGAACATCATAGTAAAATGCACGCGGGTAAGACTGCTATAATGTCACTCGCAGGAAAAATTAGTGATGTAAAATATAGGTTGGATGAGGTTTCAAAAATTCAGACAACGATAACACAACATCAAAATCAAATACAGGCAATTACTAGATATGTTGAAAAGTTAAAAGGTCAAATTAAGGACATTGAAGAAAGAGAAGATGATCTTTCTGAACCAGAACAAAAATTAAAGGACTTAAAAGAAGAATTAAAAGATTGTACTGAAATACTAAAACAATTATCATTTAAAAAACAGCTTTATGAAACGGCATCTGTTCTTTTAAAAGATTCTGGAATTAAGACACGTATTATTAAACAATATCTTCCTATAATGAATAGATTGATTAATAAGTATCTTGCAGCAATGGATTTTTTTGTTTCTTTTACTTTGGACGAATCATTTAATGAATCAATCAAATCTCGACATAGAGATGAGTTTACATATGATTCATTTAGTGAGGGTGAAAAGATGAGAATTGATTTAGCACTTCTTTTCACATGGAGAACGATAGCCAAGATGAAAAATAGTGTGAATACTA